CTAGTGGTAAATTAATTAAATCATTAAATTATAAGGTTAATAAAAATGATAAAAATGAATTATCATTACAAATATTAGCTAACGATTATTTACAATATGTTGATAAGGGAAGAAGGCCAGGAGCTAAGATGCCTCCACCAAATAAATTAATTCCTTGGATAATAGAAAGAGGAATTAAAATAAAAGGACAAACTGATGAACAAACAGCTTTTATGGTTGCTAGAAGCATTAGTATAAAAGGTATTAAACCAACAAATGTAATAGAAAAAACATCTAAGTCAATAATGGACAAAGAATTAAAAAACATAGCAGAAGCATCAAAACAAGATATGATTGATATGATAAAAAATATTTTAATATAAATGGGACCTACATTATCTCTAATACAAGAACCTGATAAGTATGCACCTACCAATGCTGAAATGTGGTATGTAGTTAATACACAACAACTAAGTGATTCTGAACTACAGGATTTCAAGTATGTATTTAAGTCATATACGCTTAATAGGATAACTGGTGCGACTGTAACACCATTGGGTACATATAAGGTTCCATCTAGACCATCAACTGGTAACGGATTATTTACACCACATAGATTATTAAAAAGTGAGATGGGTAACTACTATACATTCTCTTTTACACAATCTGGTGTTCAGACTATTACTGATGATAGAGCATTATTAACATATAGAACAACTTATGGTTGGGAATATAACCCATCATTAACATTTAGTCAAACTAATAATAATCAATATTCAATATTAGGAGTTACATATTCTTTATTAGGATTATCTATGAGTACATCACCATTTAATGTGGGTGATAATATATTTATTGATAAGGTTAATAAACAAATTAATCAATACTATGATGGGCCTGCAGTTGTTATTGCAACATCCTCAACTAATGGATTAATAACAAACATCTCATTTGGTACAACACAATCTAGTGAACAAGGTCAGATAACATCTATATCTAGAATAACATCTACTTCCTCTACAAGGTATGCTTATAATGGAACCAGACAATATGATGAGATAGGATATAATTTTGGTAATAAATTTACAATATCAAAAACTTATAGTCAATTTTTAACAAATTATACAGATTATAAAGAAATATTTACTAATCAATATGAAACAGTTGGATTTATGTTTAACTATGCTGATTTAGGTAAAGACTTATCATTAGTTTATAAAACATATGATGTTAATAACACACTTTTAAATACTGCAACATCCTCTAATCTAGGTTTAACATCATCTTATATTAGATATGAATATGGAATAGGAACTGCTAATTTATCAACTGGTTTTTCATTTAGTCCTCCAACAGAGGGATATTATACAGTTACTTTATTTGCAACTGCATCTGCTCAAACAGCTGTTGTTAAAAGAAAAGTTGTTAATAACTGTAGTATTTATGATAATGTTAGAATAATGTTTTTAAACAGGGTTGGGTCATTTGATTTTTGGAACTTTGCAATGGATTCTAAGAGAACAACAACTATATCAAGAGTTGAATTTTGGAAATCACTAGACTATAACTATAGTGTTGGTGATAGAGGAAATACTGTATTATTTGTTGATGCTAATGATACTTATACTATAAATAGTAATTGGATATCAGAATATGATTTCGCTTATCTAAATGAGTTAGTAACATCACCTGAAGTATATATAATAAATGAGACAACGCTTAAAAGATATCCAATTGTTATAACAGATGATTCTTATGTTTATAAAACACAATTAAGAGAAATGTTATTTAACTTAGAATTGAACTTTAAATTAGCGTATAAAACCAATTTGCAGATAAACTAATGAGTAAACAAGAACTTTTAGTAGATATAGATGGTGTTAGACAAAAAATTGATATGTATGATGATGAAATGGTTCAACTTGTTTTTTCCATTGCAGATATTATAGATATTGGTAGTAGAAATGCATCATTCTCAAGAACAATTAAACTACCTGGATCAACTAGGAATAGAGCAGCTTTTTCTAATATATCAAACTTAACATCTGATAATGATTTTAATCCAAACTTAAAATCCCCAGCTTATATCCTATCTGATAGTGTAGTTATATTTGAAGGTAATCTTCAAATGAAGAATGTTATTCCAAAATATACTGTTAATTCTTTAGATTTTGAAGTAGTTATATATAGTCTAGCTGATGGGTTATTTAAAAGTATTGGTGAGAGTTATTTAACAGATATAGATTTAAGTGATTATGCACATACTTGGAATAATACAAACATAACAAATTCTTGGACATCTTCATTAGCTAATGGTTACTTTTATCCATTAGTAGATTATGGTAATTCATTTACAAATTTAATAGTTAGTTCACCACTTATTGAAACAGCAACAGGTTCGGGTATATATGTAACAAATAGTGGGGTTATTGGACAACAACTATACCCTGGAACATATATTAAAACAATATTAGATACTATATTTTATGAGAATGCTTATCAATATAGATCAAATTTCTTTGAAAGTGATTTTTTTAGAAGTTTAGTACTTCCTTTTAGTAATGAAAATTTAGTAGGAACAGATTTAATTAATAATGATGTATTAGGATTTGATGTTTCTGATAGATCAATTGGACTAACTGGAGCATCTGTATCAAAAGCTTTAAATTATAATGGTTGGAGACAAGGAGTTATATATGATAATACCGCTTTTCCAGCATCTGAATGGTCAGCTTATGCAGCTGCATCCTCATTCGTATTTGATTCCATCATAGATACACCAGGATTTATTAGTATTGTAAATGGCACCCCATCATACTATATTAATAATAGTGCTTCATATTCCTTCCAATCGCCTTTCTCATCTGTGGATAGTATTGCACTAGCTTGTAATAAAATAACAAAAACATTTGTATATAAAAATAACACAAGTTTTATATATGGATTTAAACCACAAATAAATATAAATGTCAATTTTAATAATTATTCATTTTTACCAGATGGTGAATTTTCAATTGCTTTGAACCAATTTGATGTTCAATGGTGGAGAAGTTTTCATCCAACAAATGGTACAAGCTCTATGAGATACCTTGTTGCTGGTAGGTTTAATAACTCATATACACCACTATATCCTGAAACAACTATAACATCACAGGATATGAACTTTGGATATAGTGGATTAATAAATGCTACTAAGATAGATGCCACATTTGGTACTGATTGGACATTTGCTCAAGACTATTCTATTGCTTTAAATTTAGCTACTTATAGCTCTATTGATACAAATAGAGTTAAATTTAATTCAATAGGTAATTATCAAGTTAAATTTAACGATTGGAGAGATACAGATGGTCAATTAGGTGGTCAAAGGGATAGTATATGGGATCCATATAGGTCAATAGATAATGGGTTTATATATCTACAACCTGGTGAAGAAACATTTGTCACTATGGTATTTGGATTAGCAAATAATACTGATTCTGGAACAGATTCAGATAAGTATTTTACAGCTTCTAATACAACATATGAATTAGCTAGATTTTCTGGTAATAATACATTACTAAATAGGAATTATATATCAGCTCAAGTGCAATCTGAAACAGTATTTGGGTCGTTGATTGATTTGGCTCCTAATTTACCTAAGAACGTTAAACAAAAAGACTTTTTAACAAATATATTTAACCTATTTAACCTATATGTTGAGCCAATTAAGGATTATAATAGAGTTTTGAAAATTGAAACTAGAAATGACTTCTATAATAATGGAAAAATAAAGGATTGGACAAAAAAAGTTGACATCAATCAAGATATTAATATACAAATATTAGCGGAGACACAAAATAGAACAAATTTATTAACATATAAGGAGGATAGAGATTATTATAACTCAATCTATAAGTCAGATACTAATCAAGTGTATGGTCAATACAAACACGAAATAGAAAATGATTTCATTAATGGTGAGAAAAAGATAGAATCTATATTTGCTTCAACACCAATGGTTAATATACCAGGGTGTATTAATTTTCCTATTCCAATAATAGCTAAAGAGTTAAAACCAAACCTAAGTCAAACAATAACATATGGTAAAATGGGTAGTGTGCCTAGAATATTACAAAGATATATTGGTGCTCCTAATGCATATGGTGGATATGATATGTTATTTAATCCAAATGATACATTTATATTTAATTCTACTCAATATAACTATTATCCATATATTGGACATTACGACAATCCTTGGATACCAACCAAAGATTTAAACTTTGGAACATTAGTTGGATTATACTATGATTTTTCACAAAGAAATTTAACATCTAATAATTTATATGAGAACTATTGGAGAGATTATCTAGATGAACTAAGTGCTGTTACTTCAAGAATAGTAACTTGTAATATGTTTCTAACACCTGAAGACATATATAATTTTTATTTTGGTGATACTATATTCCTATCTTTGGGAGGAGAAGATTCTTATTATAAAGTAAATAGTATAGATGGATATGATCCAAGTGGTAAAAGTACTTGTAAAGTTGAATTATTAAAATCATTAGATTTTCAAATTCCAAGAACTGGAACAAGATATGATGTTGCTAGAGATTGGGGATATAGACATAGAGATGAACCAATAAGTTATGGTCCACCAGCCCCAACCACTACCACTACAACAAGTACTACTACTACAACTACTACTGCCGCTGGTCAAACTAATAGTATTGGATATACATATTCTAATACATCTAATCAAGGATTATTCTCTATTAGTAGAAATGGAACATTACTTGTTAATCTAACCACATCTGGAACTGGTAGTATATTTGCTGCACATAATGATTTAATGTTAATTTACGTATCTGCGACATCTTCTGGAACAGCATCATCTGCATTATATATTAATAATAGTGGAAGTGTACAAAGTTCTCAAGTAAAAAGTGCATCATTCTCCTCTGTTTCATTTACATATTCTGTAAATAATAATGGATATATATATGCTACATCATCACAACAAACAACAACTACAACAAGTACGACCACAACAACTACAACTGCGGCTCCAGCAAGATTATATACAAACACATATGTAATGAGTGATAGTACAAGTAATGGTAGTGGTAATTTAATAATTAGTAGAATAACTCCTGGACCACCAGTTACATTGATATCAGTATCATCTGGATTAGGAACTTGGACAGCTTCTACTAATGATCTTATTCAAGTATATGTTGCTGGATTTGATGTAGATCCACCATCGCCAAATACTGGTGTCGCTATGTCAATTGCTATGCCATTACTTAATGTTATTTACAGTAACAGTGGAACATTCTCTGGTGGTGGGGGTATAACATATTCATATTACATATCATCAACCTCAAGTGTTGTTAGTAGCGCATATGGGTTGAGTTAATTTAGTATAAAAATAATATAATATATTTCATAATATGGCAGATATAAATCAAAATATAGACATATCGATTAATGCTACGGTTAACTCTGATAAAACTATTGGTGAGATAGTTTCTATTAAAAAAGAGTTGAGAGAGGCTCAGTTAGAAGTAGTAAGAATGGCTGATAAATTTGGATTAACATCCAAAGAAGCTGAGATTGCTGCTAAAAAGGTCGCTGATCTAAAAGATAGAATTGGTGACGCTAAACAATTATCTGATACATTTAATCCTGATAAGAAATTTGTTGCACTACAAGGTGCTTTAACTGGTGCCGTATCAGGATTTTCTGCTGTTACTGGTGTTATGGGTCTGTTCGGATCTAAAAGTGAAGATGTTGAAAAGCTATTATTAAAAGTTAACAGTGCAATGGCACTTCAACAAGGTATCAGTGGTATAATGGGAGCTGTTGATAGTTTTAAATTATTAGCAGCTACTATTGAAAAGAATGTTGTTGCTGCTTTTACTACAATGAGAGGTGCTTTAATTTCAACTGGTATAGGAGCACTTATTGTGGGTATAGGATTATTAATAGCTAATTTTGATACACTAAAAGATGCTGTAATGGGAACAACTGCTGAAGTTAAGGTACTAAATGAAACACAAAAAGATTTTAATAAAGGAGTAGAGGACGCTGCTACTAATGTTGCAAAAGTAACCTCCGCTTTCGCACTAGCAGAGAAGGGTGTAATATCTAAAAAAGATGCTCTTAAAATATATAATGAAACTCTCGGAGACGCACTTGGTAAACAAACAGATTTAACAAAAGCGGAACAAGTTGTAACTGATAAGGCAGCAGACTACATAAAAATAATGGGTCTAAAAGCCCAGGCAAATGCTCTATTCGCATTATCTGGACAATTGGTAGCTAAATCATTACTCGCGCAAACTGAAGATCAGACAAGTTGGATTGATAAGACAATTGCTGGGTTCCTTGGTGTTTCTGGTGGAGCATATTTAGTTAAAGAACAAATAGATGGTGTTACTGACGCTACTAAAAAATATACGGAACAATCTGAAATAGCTTTTAAGGCGGGTACGAAACTAATGACGGAAGCAGCTGATGTATCAAAAAAAAGTGGTATAAACGCTAATTTATCTGGAGTTACTCCTACAAAACCAACAAAAGGAAAAACAAAGGGGGAATTAGCACAGGAAGAGTCTACTAAGTTTATAGAATCTCAAAGTAAGGAAAAAATAAAACTAGAAAATCTCGCTAGAGATTATGCAACAAATATAAAACAATCTGAAGAAGAACTATCTAAAATAATATTACAAATTAATATAGATTCTAATAAAAAAATATTAGACAGTAAAATATTAACTGCTAAGGATAGACTGTCTATAGAAACTGAACTATCAACACAGTTAAGAAAACAACAAGTTGACCAAAGTAATGAAGACAAAAAGGCTATAGAAGCTAGGAAGAAGTACTATACTGATATGATAGCTCAATTTAATAAGATTGAGAAGGATGGTATGGAAGAAATGCTTAAAGATTCTAAGGAATCAAATACTAAACAACTTACTGATTTACAAGAAAAGTATAATAAAGGATTAATATTAGAGAAAGATTATAATGATGAGAAGGTAAAGATTAATTTAGAGGGTCTACAAGAAATTAGGAAAATATTAATACTTTATGGTCAATCTGTTGTTGATATAGATAAACAAATTGCTGATTTAGGTGCTCCTAAAAAGAAGAATGGTTTAGATAGTTTATCTAAAAATATACAAGATGCTACAAAAAACATTGCAGCATTATTTAAAAATGGATCAAGAGGCATTAGTGAGGGTTTAGCAAAAGCAATTTCTGGTGTTGTCCAAATAGCTGGAGCTGCACTTAATGCATTATCAAGTATATTTGAAGCACAAGCATCGAATAGAAATGCACAATATCAAAGGACCAAAGAAGAGTTATCTAATTTACAAGCTGCTGATACAGCATATGCTGCAGCAAATGGTGGACTTCACGATAAATTAACACAAGCACAAATTGCTAATGTTCAAGCTAGAATGGCTAAAGAAGAACAAGCAGCTAAGAAGACATTTGAAACAGCAAAGAAAATAGCAATTGCTCAAGCTATATTGGGAGGATTATTAGCTGTTGTTAGTGTTTGGGCAACACAATCTGTTATACCAGATCCATTTGCAACTATATTAAAAGTAGTAGAAACAGTTGCTGTCGTTGCTTTGACTATTGCACAAGTATCTAAAATTAAAAGTCAACAATTTGATGGAGGGTCTGCAACAATTGCACCACCATCTGTTAGTACACCATCAACTAGTATAAATACACCATCTGCAAGTATGGTATCCAACTTAGGACAAACACAGATGTCAAATAAAAATGGTTTACAAGTACAAAAAGTTTATGTAGTTGAGTCGGATATAACAAGGTCTCAAAGAAGAGTTGCAGTTACACAAGGTAGATCCATCCTTGGACACTAAAAATATATATTATAGTATGAACAAAGAACAACAAAAGAAATATCTAAATAATTTACCTATCTATGATGCTTTTATAGAAGAAGGAGATTTAGAATCTGGTATTAAATTTATTTCATTGGTTGCAGACCCAGCAATTGAAATAAAAGGATTTTGTTTTGCTAATACCAATTTAAAAGAGTTTCATTTGGCTGTCAATAAAGAAAAACAGATTGTTGCTGGACCAGCAATGATACCAGGAAAACTTATATTAAGAGAAGATGATAATGGTAATTTTTTCTATATTAGATTCTCAAGAGAAGAGGTTAAAAAGATATTTGATAAATTCAATAAGAATAACAACTCACGTTCTATAAATTTGGATCATACTGATAGAATGGTTCCAGGATATATTGAACAATTTTGGTATGTTGCAGATCCTATTTATGATAAATCAAAAATATATGGATTTAATTTACCAGTTGGTACACCATTTTATGAGGTTCATATTGAAGATAAAAAATTCTGGGAATCTGAGGTAAAGGAATTGCAACAGTGTGGTTTTTCTATTCAAGGTGATTTTTTCCAATCATTGTCTAATTTTAATGAAATAACCTTACCAGACATAATTGATATATTAGATGATGAGGAGATTATGGATATAGTAAAGTCATTAAATTAACAAATAAATACAATCTTTTTAGTATAAATCATAAAAAATATATATTAAATAGATATACAAAAATTATCAACACAAATGGATAGAAATGAATCGATTCAAAAGATCAAAGAAATAATGAAGAATTTAATGTTTTCAGAAACAGTGGAAGTTAAATTATCTGATATTAAGTTACAAGATGGGACAATTATTCAGAGCCCAGATTCAGAAATAAAAGTAGGTTCATTAGTAACCGATTCAACTGGAGCACCTTGTGCTGACGGTGAATATGTTTTAGAAGATGGTACAAATGTTACAGTTTTAAATGGCGCAGTTTCAGAAGTAGAAGCACCAGTAGAAGAACAACAAGAGGAAGAAGGAGTTATGGAAGATGCTAATGTTAATGCTAATGTTAATGCTGATGCAGTAACAGAAACTCCAGCAGAAGACGAAGTAAAAGATTCATCTATTACAGATGGTCTTGATTCAAGAATATCTTCTTTAGAATCACAAATCACAGAGGTTTTAGATATATTAAAACAACAAGGTTCAATGAATTCTCAAATGATGAGTAAAATTAAAGCTATTGGTGACGAACCAGGTGACGAACCAGTTAAAAATAAAACAAAAGTATTTGAAACTTTCTCAAAAGAAAGAAAAATTTTCGAAGATTCAATTGGAGAAATTGAAAAAATTCGTGAGTTTAATAAACAAAAAATGAAATAATAATTTCATAAAAAATAAAAATAAAAAATGGCAACAACAATTGATGTAAGCGGCTTAACCAAATATGTAGATCAACTTTCTGCATCTTTAGTAAGAGAATCAGTTCTTAAAGGTAAAACTGTAGGACTTATTAATACCCAAGTAGGTATTAAATATGCAGAAGCATTAAACATTATGACATCTACACTTAACGTACAAGCGGGTGGTTGTGGAACTATCAGTCCTTCAGGATCAGTAGCTTTATCACAAAGGAACATCACTGTTTGTCCTATTAAAGTTGAAGAATCAATTTGTTTAAATGACTTAGAGCAATATTGGACAGGAATGTCTATGAAATCAGGATCTTATGGCGAAACCGTACCAGAGGTAATTAATACTGGGTATGCAGCTGATAAGGTTGATAAAATTCAAAGAAAAATCGAAGATTATATCTGGCAAGGTGATACTTCAAATAACTATTCAAATGGTCTAACCCTTTGTGGTGGTTTCTTGAGTATCTTAGAATATACTGCGGCTACTTCTTCAGTTGTATCTTCAGGTTCAACTTATTCAGGAGCTTTGACAGCAGCAAATGCTATTTCAGTTATCGATTCTATGGTATCAGCTATTCCAGATGCAATCTTAGGAAATGATGACTTAGCAATATTTATGTCTTATGCTAACTTTAGAACTTACATAAACGCTTGGAGAGATAGAGCTTCTGGAGCAGGTGCATTCCACACAGACGCTACAAATCCAAGAAATTGGGAATTTGTACACCCAGGAACAAATGTTACTGTATATGCAGTTGCAGGATTGATTAACAGAACACACATAATTTTAACTAATCGTTCTAACTTGTTCTTCGGAACTGACTTGACTAATGATTTTGAAAACTTTATGGTTTGGTTCGAAAGAAAAGACGATATCGTTTACTTCAGAAGTAAATTCAAAATCGGTACTCAAATTGCATACCCACAATATGTTGTTAAATACAAATAATTGTAAAAATTAAAAGACAAGTGGTAGAGTAAAATCTACCACTTTTAAAAAATAATAAAAATAAAATGGCTTGTTTATTAACATCAGGATTTACATTAGGTTGTAGGGACAAGATAGGTGGTATTCAAAAGGTCTTCATCGGCCTTTATAATGGACCTTCTTTAACCTGGACTTATGGAACCGACAATATAATTGGAACATTCTCAGGAGCAACCGTATCATTCTATACTTTTGAACAAGAAGTAGAATCAGGTTCATTTGTTCAAGCTGGTGAATTCAATACAGAGAACGGAACTACATTCTATCAAGGAACACTTGAAATCACATTACAAGGTATGACAGCAGCTTTGAGAAATCAAATAATCATCTTAGGACAAGGAAAATGGAGAATACTTATATTAGACCAAAACGGAAACTATTGGCTAATGGGGGCACAAAATCCTGTAAGAGTTTCAGCTTCAACACCAAATCTTGGTAAAGCATTGGGAGATTTAAATGGTACTAAGTTAACATTTATGGCAAAAGACCCACAACCTGCCTATCAGGTTCAAACTTCAGCAGCATTACAGCTTATCGCTTAATGTTTCTATGAAAATTAAATTAAAAACCGCTACAATGATAGCGGTTTTTTTATTTTTGTTAGTAAAATACTAAAATTATATATAATATATAAACAGATAAAGCAATGTTAAGAGTAAAAGAACAATATTTAGACATAAAAGTAACAGATCCATTCACTGGAATGGATGTTATAATGAGATTTGTAGACGAAAGACTATATATACATTACATAAAGTACTATCCAGAGCTATTTGAGAGTGTAATTATAGAAAAACCAATTAAAAAAGATATATTTAAATAATGTTATATGCTTCTTATACAGGTGATAATGAATTAGTGGTTATGTTATATGGTAAATGTAGTAATATTACAAATCCATATTTTACTTGGGAGTTAATAAATCAAGATACTAATCAAAAGTATTATTTGAATATGAACGACCATTCACCAGCTCCTTATTATTATAATGCTTTTACATTTTCTACTAATAGTAGTTATAGAGTCGGTCAGTATGTATTTAATATATATGAAGGTAATACATCTTCAGTATTTGATGTAACAAATGCTAATTTAGTAAAGAATGGTATATTAAATATAACAGGAACATATTCAACATCAAATGTGAAGTCGTTCACACAATCAAATAGTAATGTGATAAAAGCATTTAAAAATTAATAACATAGAATGGACATCAGTAAAATAGATACATCAACAGAACCTACCAAAATGAATTTTAGGATATTTAATCCTTATATTGAAAGTACTATTCCACAATATTCAGAATTGGAAAATAGAGGTGGTTGGATAAACTACGGAATAGAGAATGATTATTCACAATACTTAATTGGATTGATGAACAGAAGTTCTAGACACGCGGCTATTTTGAAAACAAAGGCTCAAATGATTGGTGGAGGTGGATTTGAAAAGGATAATGCTTCTACTTTATTACTAAATTTCCTAAAGAATTCAAGAGACCAGTTTGATATGGATGAAATTCTACATAGGGTTTCTTATGATTTAGAAATATATGGTGGTTTTTATTTAAATATTATATGGAGTAAAGATAGAGAGACTATTTCTCAAATATCATATGTTGATCCAAATAAAGTAAGAATTGCAATGCCAGATAAAAATGGTATAGTAGGTTATTTTATTTGTCAAGATTGGACAAGAACAAGAAAATACAAACCAGAGTATTATTATCCATTTTCCACAGTTAGAAAACAAAAAGCTTCACAAATTCTTTACGTTAAAGAATATAGACCTGGAATTGAATTTTATGCACAACCAGAATATCTAGCTGCAGTAAATTGGTTAGAGATGGAGTGGGAAGTATCTCAATATCATTTAAGTAATATTAAAAATGGTTGGGCTCCATCATTTATGATTAATTTTCCCAATGGAGTTCCTTCAGAAGAAGAGATGGATATGATTGACAGAAGAATGCAAGACCAATATAAAGGATCCACAAATACTGGTAAAGTAATTATAACATATTCTGATGATGCGACAAATGCTCCAGCTATTACAACATTAGATAGTAATGGCAATGATGAAAAATTTGTTAAATTAATGTCAGATATAGAAGATGGTATATATCAAGGTCATAGAATCACAAATACATCTTTATTTGGTGTAAAAAGTCCTGGTGAATTAGGTAATACAAATGAAATACTAGAGTCTTTAGCAATATTTCAAACACAATATGTTAATAATAAACAACTTTTAATTGAAAAATGTTTCAATGAGTTATTAAAAATAAATAATATTCCTGATAA